TGGTCGACGGTCGACGCGGGGTCGACGCCTAGGTGAATTCGCACAGACGCGGCGGTCGCGGGCATCGTTACTTGCCAGCCGACGTCGACTGTGTCGCCGCGGTCAGCGACACTGAACATTCGGCGATAGCGGCTGGTTCGGTCACGGCGACCAGCGCGCGGATTTCGGCCAGAATTAGGACGATGTTCTGAATAAACAGGTCGGCGTGGCTGTCGGTCATGTACAGCGACGTCGTTCCACGGTCGAAAATCTGTACGCCCGCCTTGAAATCGCCGACGTACGCGGTCCCAGCCGCCAGCCCAGGAACAGGAATCACTTTGATACCCCACAGGGTCCCGTTCAGCGACGCGCCGTTCAGGGTCCCTTGCATCATCGCGATGTCGATTCCCGCGGCGTCCTGCGGATTGACCAGTACGGCGTTCGGCGTCGCGAATCCGCCCGACTGAACCGTCGCGACGCCAACACGAATCGCTTCCGTCAGCGACCCGCCGACAGGGACCGTCGCGGGCGGAATGTTCGCGTCAGCCGCCAGGGCGGCGGCGACCGCCGTTTCGAGCGCGACCATAATTCCCTGCTTCAGACGGTTTTCGACAATCGACCGAATCTGGGGAATGTCTTCCAGCGCTTGTCGCGTGATTCCCTTCCAGTGGGCGTACGTGTCGAGCGTGTCCGACGTCGGCGTCGCGGTCATGTTCGCTTCTGGTTTCATTCCGCCTTCGGCGACAATCGGCGCGGCGGTCTGTGGGTTCGGGGTCCAGCGAATGTATTCGACGGCGTTCGACCCTGTCGTGATATGTCCGACGACCGACATGAGCGGCGTCGCGTACGTGTACGCGGCGGGCGTGAAGATGTACGGGACGACCAGACCGTCGCCCGTGTTGATAGCGACGCGTTCTTCAAGGCTGAACGGGACGACGGCGCGCTGTGAAGTTCCCGCGCCGCCGTAATTCTTGAACGCTTCTGATTCGACGAACAGGTCGCCCCACGAACGCTGTTCGACGTTCTGGACCCCGTTACGGCGTTCTGGTTTCGCGACTTCTTCGCGTGGTTCCAGCTTCGTCAACAGGTCGGCGTACGACCGCTGCGAATCGAGAATGTTCGAATGTGTGACTAGTTGCGAGTCGATAGCGCTAGCGCGCGTTTGCAGTGTCGCGATGTACGCCAGCTGTTCGGCGTTCAGGTCCTTACCTTCGTCGGCGGCGCGTTCGGTCAGCGCTTTTACTTCGCTGGTAATCGAATCGCGTTCTTCGATTAGCTGTGTTACGTGTTTCACCTGTGGTACTCCCATGCGTCAGGGAACCCGTGTCGGGTTCGTCGTGTCGCAGGTGCAACAGGTGTTTCCGTCTGGGCGGCGGGCTGACCGTCGTCAGGTGCCTAGACCCCAGCGGGCGAGCTAATGCGGGCCGCGGATTCAGTTAGTGGGTAGTTGCAAATGCAACTACTAGCGAACGTGACTATACAGAATCGCCGGCAGTGGGTCTAGGTTCACGTCGGGACGGTTCAGGAACGGGGCGAGAATGTCGTCTAGCGACTGTGCGGACCTGACCGCCAGCATCGCCGCGCCCTGGTAGGCGGGTAGGGCGACAAATGACACTTCGACCAGCCGCGCTTCGTGAATCTCGCGAACGCCGTCCGCGCCACGGGTCGCCCGAATCACTTGGAACCCCGCCGACAGGCTGTCCAGCCCACCTGTTCGCAGGTCTTCTAACAGGTCATCGCCGTGTGGACCTTCGAAAATCTTGAACGTTCCGACTAGACCGTCGTCGCCGTCGTCCCAGCCTGTCGACATTCCCATTTTTCTGTCGGTCGAATGGTTTCGCAGCGCGGGAATTCCGCCGCGATGGTGGGCGATGGAACGGGCGAACGCGCCGCGCTTGATTCGTTCGCCTTCTATGTGCGGCGTCAGGTAGGACACTTCGTCGTACGGTGCGACGACGCCGACAGCGATACGTTCGGCGAGGTCGACCCGTCGCAGTTCCATTAGGACTTCGTTCATTACGCGACCCCTTCGCTTACTAGTGGTGGTAGGTCTTCCAGCGCGCGGACTTCGTCAACGGTCAGCCAGCCCGCGTCCAGGGCCAGCTTGTAGCTTTCGTTCCGCGACTTCGTGTCGGCGCGCAGTAGTCCCTGGGTTCGGATTTTCAGCGACGTACCCGCTGGGAATTCGCTGTCTAGGACCGACTCGATTCGTCGTATCCACGGAAGAAGTGTGAACTGGTTCAGTTCAATCATTCGCGATTCGACGTTCGCGTATGTGCTGTTATCGCCAGCGATGCCCAGCATGTACGCGGGTAGCCCGAACGCCAGGGCGATATCGCGCAGCGACCATTCCCGCGACGACGTCAGCTGGGCGTCCACAGGCGAAATCGAAATCGGGTGGAATTCGGTCGTCGCGTTCAGAATCGCGATGCTGCGTTTCGCGCCGCCGTGCTGCGCCAGCCATGTCGCTTTCAGTTTCATCGCGTCGTCAGGCGTCATCGTCGGAGCGGACGATTTCAGGTAGCCAGCGGGAACGCCCGAATTGAACACGCCCGCCGCGTACGTCCGCACAGTCGCCGCTAACGCCAGTTCGGGACCGTGAGTCGTAATCACCCCGTGACCGTGACCGTCCCAATACGGCAACAGCCCGCGCAGGTGAATCACGGACCCAGGCGACAGGCGTACGTCGCTGACCCAGTAGTCGCCGCCGTCGATAACGACGTCCGCGGGGTGTAGTTGCCACAGTGGCGGCTGTGGCTGACCGTTCGAATCGCGTACGGGCGCGTACACGTAGCCGTCGCCGAACCACAGCGCCGCACATATCCAGTTCGCCCAGAATTCGACCGCTGACAGTCGCGCTTCCCACACTTGCCCAGGGTCGACGACTCGCCCGTCTACCCGCGTCGACTGTGGGTCGATAAGCCAGGCGGGCGTCGGCAGTTCTGTGTACTCGCCGCGGAACACTTTCCACGGAAGACCGGAAATCGTGTCGCAGATAATCGACGTACAGCGCGACACGCCCGCCTGATTCGACAGCCCGAACGGGTCGCCGTCACTAGGGACCAGCGGGTTACCGAACGGACCCAGCCCGCCGCCGGCGGGACCCGTGAACCACAACCAGGGCTGGTCGACTTCCCAGCCGTCAGGCGTGTTCAGCAACACGTCGCGCCCGTCTGTCGCGGTGCGAACTTTCGGGCCAGCCGCCTGTATCCGCGACCCGCGCGGCGAATCAATCGGCGCGCCTGGCGTGACTTGTCGTTTGCTGAACAGTCCCATAGCGACCCCTTAGAACGCGACCCATTGCTGTTGATTGGCGGCGATAGTTCGGGCGCGGTCCCAGCCCCAGAACGCCAGTGACATCGCCACAATCGGCGACCCGCCGTCGACACGCGACCAGACCCACGACTGGCCGACTTGTCGTTTGCGGGCGTCCGCCGCCGACTGTGACAGGACCAGCGACGGACGAACACGAACCGTACGGGCGGCGACCGCGTCGTAGAACATCGCACACGCGGCGGCGAGGTCGCGGGTAGTGCTGACGACCAGACGGTCGCAGACCGGACGAAGTTTGTCGGCGACCGTCCCAGCGGGACCTGCGGCGTCGACGACGGCGGCGTACGGGTCCCAGCGGTCGACCAGTTCCAACAGTCGCCCCGCGACCGCGACAGCCGGGACCGTGTCGACCAGTTCGACGACCCCGTCGACACAGGCGACAATCGGCGACTCGCCGCGGTCAAGCGGAACGTCGGCGGCGAACACAGGGCGACCGTCAGGTAGCGGACGGTCGTCCTGTATCGCCGCCCACGCGTCACCTGACAACACACGCGCGTCGCCCGCGGTGCGCCACAGGTTTCCGTATTCGTGGGCGAACTGGGCGGCTGGCATTTGGTCGGCGGCGACCGCCAGCGCTTCACGACGAGGTCCGCCAGGCTGACCCGCGGCGGGGTGACACTTCCAGACGGTCGCCAGAAGGTCCCCAGACGCCGTGTCGTCGCCGATACCCCACTCGCATAGCCCGACATGGCCCGAATTCGTCAGCGACGCCCTGGCGATTTCCAGCTGACGCAACAGGAACCCGCTGTCGGCGTCGCCAGCCGTTGACGTAATCCACACTTGACCGTCGCGGGTCGCCTGCGTCGGTAACGCCGCCGCCATAAGCCCGTCGCCGCGGTGGGCGTCAAAAAATCGGGCTTCGTCCACCACGACTAGGTCAGTGACGGACCCGTGAAGCGAGTCTTCGGCTGGCGCGAAAATGCGTAGCTGCGACCCGTTGCTAAATGCGACTTCTTCGTCGCCGATACCCGACCGAACCCGAAAATCGCCCGAACCGATTTCGCCGCGGTGACGGTCTTCGACCAGTGGCGACGCCCGCAACAGCCGAACCAGTTCCCGAAACCGTAACGCCGCGTCCGTACGCGACTGGGCTGTGTACCAGACCTGTGCGCCAGGCTGGTTGAGACAGCGGTCGACGCAGACCAGGAAGTCGAAACGGGTTTTCCCCGACTGGCGCGGGACAGACACGACGTTCACGGCGTAACGCCAGCGGTCCCCCCTGCGCGCCAGACCCATACGACCCGCCTGGGACTGCCAGGGCCACAAACCGTGACCGAACAGCGCCGCCACAGTCTCCAAACCGTCGACCCGCCCGCGACCCTGCGACAGACCCAGCAAACCTGGCGAAGTCCTGGCGACCATTACCAGGTTCTCGAAGATTCAGGGCTGTGACCTGGGGTTTCAGAGACATATCCGAGACAAGGCGGGGTGTCGGGGCGTGTGTTGCCCACAAAAAACGACCCGTGTCTGGGTCGTCGTCGGGTGTTGCCTAGGACAGCCCCTCGCTGGTAGTTGCATCGTCGACAGGCGGCTACCAAATTTTGTGGCGTGTCCTGTCCGCCTTCTGCCCTGGCGACGACGTGGTCGACTGTGTCGGCGTATCTGTGGCAGTAGTGGCAGACGTAGCCGTCGCGGGTGAGTATCGCTAGCCGTATCTTTCGCCAGCGTGTGGTACTACCCCGACTGGTTAGCGCTGTCATCGTCCGCGGGTTCGGCGTCGGGTTCGGCGTCGGGTTCTGGGTCGACTGGCGGCGGGGCGGGGACGGGGTCGACTGGTTCTGGGTCGTTCGGATTGTCACTCATTGCGCGTGACTGTAGTCCGATTGTTGCAAATGCAACAGGTTTGGGGACATAGCCCTAGGGCGTGTAGTTCGGTTTGTATTTGCATTTGCAACATCTTGTCTCGCCGGCGCTGGGCGCGTTTGCGACAGCGGGTTCCGCAGTAGCGCGGGTCTGGTCCTGGTAGCCGGTAGCGATGGAATGTTTTCCCGCATTCGTGACAGGCGTACGACAGCATCATTCGGCGAAGAGGTCTAGTTGTTCCCAGCCGTACATGGCTAGGTGTATCTGTCGGCCTATGTATTCGGTGTAGGCGGGCGGTATCGCCTGCGATAGTTCGGGTCCGTCCATCCATTGACAGTCCAGTAGGTCGCGGGCGGACTGGACGCCTGCGCGTCGCACGTTCCGTTTCTGCTTCGAATGGATGACGTCGCGGTCGTTTCGGCTGAGGTCGCCGTAGATGCCCAGGATTTTTCCGCCGTCACACGCGCAGGGCGGTACGAGCATGTAGATGTTGCTGGCGAACAGTCGGTGTCGTCGTAGTCGTTCGATTCCGAATCCGCGGGCGCACAGCGTGAAGGCGTTCGGCATGAGCCGCGCCGCGCCTGGGACGTTTTCGACGACCCAGGGTCGCCGTTCGTGGGCGAGTCGTTCCAGTGTTGCTGTCAGCATCCATCCCGTGCCTGCTTCGCGGCGCGCTGAGAATAGTTCTGTGTGGTCTGTGCATGGCGGCGAAGCGTGTATTACGTCGAACCCTTTCAGCGGGTAGGTCATGGCGTCGGCTTGGTGGAACGTGAACGGGTAGTGCGGCTGGCGTTCTATGTCGACGCCGGTCACGTCGAACCCTGCGCGGTGGTAGCCCATCGCCGCGCCGCCCGCGCCGCAGAAGAGGTCTAGTAGGCGTGGTCGGGTCATCGTCCTATCAGTGTTCGTAGGTGGGCTAGGGCGATGACAGCCAGTTCGATAACGATTAGCCAGCCCTGGGTTTCGGTCATGTTCGGGTCCTTTCGTGTTCGGTCAAGTCACAGGGTTTTGCACAGCGGGCGGGTACGCGTAAAACCCTTAGTTGTCTACGCGTGTAAGTCATATGTCATGTCATGTCACGTCGTCCCTGTGACTCACGGCGTGACTCACGGCGTGACATTGTCGAACCTGTACTTTCGCCAGCGGGCCTGACGTTCACGCCAGCGCGCCCGTTCACGTTCCACGTTTTCCCGTATTAGCTGCGGGTTCATTACGTCGAAGTCGTGAAGCGTCCAGCCGCCGTCGTTCGGGACCCACAGCCCAGCCGCTTCTAATTCACTGGCCCTTCTGCGGGTCCATCTAGCGGCGATGTCAGCCGTCTGTCCGACGTATGTAACGCTTCTGTCAGCTATCTGTCCGTCCGTCAGCTGTGAACCTGTGTACAGAATCGACGCCAGGTGTAGCCAGCGGGCGTCCTTCGACAGCGCCCGAATTTTCGGGTTCTGTAGGTAGTCGACGTCCAGCCGGACCCAGCGCGTTCCAGCCATTACGGCCGTCCGTTCGGCAAGTGTTCCTGTTCGGGTAGCCAGCATGTTCCTGTACTGGTTTCTTCTTCGCCGCGGGCGATGTGTAGACGGTCCATGTTGCGCAGCGCGATAGCCAGAACCAGCAGCAGCGTTCGGGCGTCACGGTCTAGCGCGTCGGGCGTCGGGCGATATGGCATTACGACACGTTCACTTCGCGGACGACCCAGCGACCGCCCTGTTTCTTCCAGCCGTGGACAACGACTATCCAGCCCGCTTCGCGCAGGTTCGGTAGCGCTTCTTCGTCGGCGATTTTCCGTATGCGACTGGCGACGTTCGCGTCGCTAGTGCATTGCACGGCGACGGTTAACCCGTTGCCGACAGCCAACACGTCGACGAACCCGAACAGGTCCTTTCGGTGTCCTGGCGCGGGCTGGCTGACCCAGCGTTCGACGACTTCGGCGACGTACCCCAGTTCGCGGTACGCCCGTAGCGACAGCTGAGTCGGCGACAGACTCACGACATGACCTGTTCGTGATTTCGTCGCTGTAGGGCCAGCCAGCCTGACGCGTGTTCGTAGCCGTACAGGCGGGCGTCGCCTATCGCCCGTATGAGTAGCTGACCGCCGCGGGCGGGGTACGGATACAGGAAGTCTTCGTTCTGACAGATGACGTCGACGGCGACGAATATCGTGTCCATGCTGACTGGTTGCCAGCGTTCGTTTACGTACCATTCCAGCCGCATATCGCCTGGCGCTTTTCGTCCTTCGACTATCCGCCAGTTGACGCCGCCCGCTATGCCAGCGTCGCCGACTTGAAAGTGTCTATGCGGGTTCACGACGTGGGCGAGTCGTCGACGTCGATAACGGTCATCGCGTCGATTTCGCCTGTCAGACCGTCGACGTTCGCGGGTAGTTCGGGCGACGTCGGGCGTGTGTCGACAGCGGTCGCTTCTATCGCGTCGGCGTGTAACGCTTCGTGTAGTTCGACCGACACGGGTAGGTAGTTCAGTAGGGCGCGAATCACTGTCTTACGGGCCATCGCGTCGAAGTGTTCGACCCACGGTCCCGTTACGGTCCCTTTCCCGTCGCGTGTACTGGCGAAGCGGTCGCGGTGTTCTTCTATCTGGGCGCGACCCATGATTTTAAATTCGGGTTCGCGGTGGTCGCTGAACGTCGCGACGGCGTAGTAGGCGTACGCCTTCCCGCGCGGACCCAGTGTCGGTCTGTGGGTCAGGTGCCGGCGGGACCCGAGCGTGTAGTCCAGCGCGTCGCCTTCGCACACTTCTTCGGCTGTGACTGTGATTCCTGAACGGGCGGCTAGGTCAATCATTCCGCGGTAGCCCAGCTGAAACGTCGCTTTCATGACGCCCGCCCGTGAGTCGCGGCGCGGTATCAGGTAACACTGGCCGCGGACGTCGGCGACTTCTAGACCCAGCTGCGCGGCTTGCATTAACCCCGCGATGACCGACCGGGGTTCGCATTCGGCGAGTCGTGGAACGACGTTCAGCGCAGTTAACGCGGCGCGTATGAACCTGTCGGGGCGGACGTGTTCGGGTAGGGCCATCGCGAACTGTGGTTCTGCTTTTTCGATACTGGTTCGCAGATGCTGTAGATGGGTTTGTGCGACGTCTTTCGCGTCGCCCGCCTGTTTCGCCGCCTGTTCGACTGTGGTTCCTGTGGGCATTACTTCCCCTTCTGTGTGTGTAGGCGTAGTACGCGTGTGTCGGTTTCGTTCGTGTAGACGTCGGCGAGGTCTGGGTAGTTCGTGCGGAACGCTTCGACGTCGAATCGTCGGGCGGTCTGTGGTCGCCAGGACGCGATGACTCGCCCGTCGTCGACTAGGTCGTAGGCGTCGCCTATCGCGGCGCGTAGTTCATTCGACAGGGCGTCTTCTGTCGCCTTCGCCGCTTTCGTGTTCGCCTTCGCGGCGCGTAGCCGGTCGACCAGGTCGCGTGTCGTGTCGTCGGCGTCGCGTTCTAGTGTCGGGTCTGGTTCGTGGACCGCTTCTAGGGCGCGTGTCGTCGCTTCGTGGTCGTCGGGCGGCGGCGGGTCGCCTGTCGTGACACGGTCCCAGAATTCGGTCGCGGTCGACAGCATGAACAGCCAGTCATTCGCGGCGTCGGCGTCGAACGGGATTTCGTAGACCTGAATTCGGAACCCTGCGAACATGACGACAAGCCACGAATTCGACAGACCCGTGACGCCCATCTCCCAAACACACTGGGCGCGTATGTTCGGCGGTACGCCGTCGGGCCAGCCGAACCGGCCGTCAGTTTTGAACTGGACGGTCCCGAGTACCGCGGCGTCGTCGACGTCGGGTGTTTCTGTGGCGAATCCGTCAAGTGTGCATCGCGCGAACGCGTAGTCAGGGTTCGCCCACAGGGTTTGCGCGCCTACGCAATACAGGCCCGTACGGTCGCGGAATTCTTCGGCTAGTAGCCCTTCCATTCGCCGCCCGATTCGCTGGCGTTCTGTGTCTTCGTGGTCGCGGGCGAGTAGTCCTGTTTTTTCGTAGTACAGCGATGTCGGCGACGCGTAGCGGGACAGTCCGACTAGGGCGGCGATGTCGGACCCGCCTATTCCGCCGCGCCGCCATTCGTGCCAGTCGTCCGTTGTCATCGTCGACGCGACGCGGTTCACGACAGACCGTCGCTTCGTGCGATGAACGCGACGACGACCGCCAGCGCGCACAGGGCGGCGACGACAGCTGTCCTAGCGCCCGACAGGGCGAAGACGACCAGCGTTATCGGGTTCACAGGTCCCACGCTGGCGACCAGCCGCCTTCCGCGGTGAACAGCGCCAGGGCGACGACCGTGTTCGTTCGGGCGTCCAACAGCTGCGCGGGTGACGTGACCCCGTAGCGGGCCAGCCATGACCTGTGGGCGGCGTAGTGAATCTGGAACAGTCCGTAACAGCACGCGTTACGCGCTGTCGGGACTAGCCGCGATTCGCGGGTCGCGATAGCGACGGCGGCGTCTTCGCTGTCGTCGGGCCAGACATCGCGAATAATCTGGTCGGCTGTTGTCGTCGCCCCGCCAGTGGGGGACGGGCCTACTGGCGGGGCGCGACGCGCGAACGTTCCTAGGTTAAACGACGCCCGCGTACGGGGTCCTATGACCCCGTCGACGACCAGACCGTTCGCCTTCTGCCAGTGGCGGACAGCGCGCTGGGTCTGTGGCCCGTAGTGACCGTCTACGGCCACTGTGTAGCCGTCTGCGGCTAGCTGGGCCTGTACCCGCGATACTTCGTCCCCGCTGTCGCCTGGGCGAATAGGGCGGCTGTCAGCCTGCGACCGTTGAGTACAAGTGAGGATTAGTAACAGGCTGACAGCCACGAATACGACGGCGAAGCGCTTCACGATACGCCGCCAGGAATGACACGTAATTGCTGGCGTTCCAGACAGCTAGCCCACACGGACCCGTCAGCGAACAGGCCAGTCATGTCGCGATGCATTTCGTAGGCGTTCACGAATTCGACCAGCGCGGCGACTTCCGCCGGCGTGAAGACTCTGTGATGACCTGACCCGTGTCGCTGGTCGGCGAGTGTGATGATTCGCGACCGAATCCAATAGTCAAGCTGTCGGTAGGTAATGCGATTGTCGACAGCGTCTAGGGCGGCGTGTGTTCCTAGCATTCGTCCGCCGCCAGTCGTTCGGCCAGGGCGACGCCTGGGTCGATTTTCGCGGCGCGGGCGAGGTCTTTCTTCGGCGGTAGGCAGACGTGCGACTTGTACCAGTCGGGTACGGTGCGGCCACAGTTCGGACAGGTGTAGGCGACGGTTTTCATATCGACCCCAGACGGTCGGCGGTCTTCGTGGATTCGTCCTGTAGCCGCGTGTAGTCGTCGGCCTGTTGTTCGCACGTCGCCGCCAGGAATAGGCAGACGGCGTGGTCAACGGGCGACCCTTTCGTCGCCGCGACCTTTCGGAACGCCCGCCCGTATTCGCCGAACGACTGTGCTACTTGTCGGGCGGTCGCCGCGTTCTGTCGGGCGACTCGCGCGGTTTGGGCGGCGGCGCGTCGTTCGTTCAGTTGCTGGTAGTCGCGTTCGATTCGGGCGGGGTCGACGACGGACACGACGACGGGCGTCGCCTGTGTCGGCGGCTGTTCGTCGGGCTGGTCTGTGAAGACGTCGCGTAGCGTTTCCATCGCTAAACGCCTTCTGTGAGTATCCGCCGCATTTCGTCCGCGGGGACGACGCGCCGTGTCCCTAGGTGAATCGTCCGAATGCGTCCGTCATTGAACATCTTTCGGACGCCTGACAGCGACAGGCCCGTCAGTTCGGCGACTTCTTCGACGCGGTAAACCCTGTCGCCCGCGTCGGGCGCGGGTAGCGGTTTCGCTGTTTTGGTTGGCATAGCGGGCGAGTAGACAGCCAGTGAAACCCAGTGTCAAACAGTGTCGTTACGGGGTCGACGACTGTTCGTCCTGGTCGGTTCGCGACTGGTCGCCCTGTTCGTATCTGAACGTGTCAGGAAATATTTTTCAGGTTCGCGACAGTCGACGACAGTTCGGTCAGTCGCGTATTTCAATCCACGGATAGACCATTAGTTCGACGACCCATCGCGGCGCGACCGCCTGTCGAATCCGTCGCACTAGCTGTTCCTGTTCGTCGACCAGTCGGTCGACTTCGGCGTCTAGTAGCCCGCCGCGGTGTATCGCGCGCACGTTCGCGCGGTACTGCTCTAGTAGGTCGTCGGTCATTTCGCTGACCCTAGGAACTGGTCGACGACAGCGGTAGACCCGCGAACGATGCCCTTCCGCTTCTTCCGGTAGTGGCGATTAATCATGCGGTCTGTCGTGTGTCCCAGAATGTCGACGATGGCGAACGTGTTCATGTTCGATTCGGCCAGCATCGTCGCGAACGTGTGGCGTGTTTCGTTCGGAACGATTCGGGCGACGCCCGCCAGTTTGCACACGTCGGCGAATTCGCGTCGCACGTTCGCAGGGTTTAGGACCGTTCCGCGTGTCGACGCGAACACTAGGTCTGGGTTCGGCCATGACTTCGCGGCGAGTCGTTCGACGTTCTGGGCGAGTCTGTGGGCGCGTAGCGCGGCGACGACGGTCGGCGACAGTTCTAGGGGACGGTAGGACGCTTCCGTTTTCAGTACGTCGACGACGGCGAAACGGTTATTGGCCTGTCGCTGTATGGCGTGGTTCACTTCCAGATATGGACCGTCGCCCGACAGGTCTTCGTCTAGGTGTAGGTCAGACCAGCACAGCCCGATTAGTTCGCCAGGACGCATACCCGACGACAACGCCAACAGGAACAGGGCGTGTAGGCGACGCGGTTCGCTGGCGGTCAACAGTCGCCGCATTTCGTCGGCGGTCAGCGCGCGACGTTCGCCTTTCGGCGCGGTCAGCGCGGCTGGAATCATCGCGTCAGATACGACGCGTACAACATCGTCGGAAATGACACGGCGACGGCGGGCGTCTTTCATGGCGCGCAACAGCGTGACCCGCATTCGTCGTAGATAGTCGTCGCCTACCGCCTTCGGCGTCTTCTTGTCGGAACCTGTGGCGATGACCGCGTAGGCGCGTTCGACTTCGTCGACGGTCAGCTTCGCGACGGGTCGCGTTCCGATAACGGCGGTCAGGCGACGGACGTACGCGCCATGATTGATTACCGTTCCTGGGGCGTCGCCTTTCCCGCTGACCGCGATTTCGTTTGGTAGCGACACGGTCAGCCAGTGATTCAGAATGTCGGCGACGGTCAGCCCGACGCGTCGGGTTACGACTTCGCCCGCGCGCATCGCCGAAATGATTTTGTCTAGTTCGGTCTGACAGTCGCGCTGCGACTTTCGGGCGACGGTCTTTCGCTTCCCGCCGACCGTGACCTGTGCGACCCACAGGTCGCGCGTCGCGTCGTATCGCATGGACCCTTGACCGTGTCGGGCGCGTCCGGCTGTCTTCTTCGCGGTCATGGCTGAACCGTCGCGATAACGGGTTCAGTGTTGTAGTCGAAGAACGGGAACGAAATGGTCATCGCCGCCAGTTCGTCGGGTGTCGCGTGTTCAGCTTCCCAGTGGAGATAGTCAGCGCCAGTCTTCGTCGGGTCATCTTCAAAGAACGGGCCAGCCGCCGTGAAGACCCACAGCCCACACGTCGGGCATCGCCGCGCTTCGTAGGGCGCGGCCTTCCTCACGTCGTGTCGCGGGTCATCTTTCAGCTTCCCGCATTCGCGACAGTCGCCCCAGCCGCCCTGTGTCGGTTCGTATTCATGCGGGCTTGTCACGTTCCCGTGTCGGTCGCGTTCGTTCATTTTTCCTGTGTCCTGTTCTGACCTCTACCACGCCTGGGTAGCGGTCCTGTGTGTGTAAGTGTTGTGTGTATTACAGGGTATTTCCCCAGGTCAAACAGTAGCAGACAGTGTGTAGAAATCCCCTGTTCGTCTCGCCTGAACTGGGCGAACGTGTCGCATGACACGGTAGAAGTCGCAGGTTCGAATCCTGTCTCGCCCACCTGGTCAGGGCCACTTTTCCGCCCGACAGACCCGCCAGTGTGTATCGCAAGTGTGTAGAACAGCGGTAGTAGACAGTGACAGCCAGTAGCGCTTAGTATTCGGTCGGTGGGGGTATACGGGAAAGGGGAAGACCCATAGATGACCGTCTACTCTCCGTCGCCCAGGTCGCCGCGATACTCAATGTGTCGCCCGAAACGGTGAAGCGGTACGCCCGTTCGGGTCAGCTGGCGTCTGTCCGTCTGGGCTATCACACGATTCGGTTTCGACCCGCCGCGGTCGCCGCGTTCGTAGCCATTCGCGAACGCCGTAACCAGACCCCCCCCCCCCCCCCC